AAATAGTAGTCAACACCGTTTGTATTAAATAGTATTGAAGGATATAAAGGAACTACTTTACTGTTGCTTGGAAGTACACTGTCAGACTCAGTGGATTGCGGAGTATAAATAGTAATTCCGAAATCGTTAGCTGCTAAACCAAATGTAGTACTGCTAAAGGAAAAAGCAGGCATATTTATAGTATCATTTTCCTCTGTGGTGCTAAAGATTAAATGAGCATTAGCAAAAGATTCATTAAATGGATCCAGCAAGTCATTTTCTGAGTATAATTGATCAGCAACATTGATATTATTTGGAGTGATAAAATAACTTTCTGCCTGTCCATTTACTACAATGTCAGTACCTGAATAATCAGCAAAAGGTGTTAACTCAAGTGAATCTACTGTACTTACAGCTGGGATAGGACTTAAATCAAAATAAAAATGCACAGGCTGCGTAACCTGGAGACCACTTCTGGTAACTATTGTGCCTCGAGCACCTAGACGACTAACCCGTACCGCCCTATTTGCTGTCTCAGCTAAATAAGGCCTAGAAAGACTCCGGATATCCTGAAACTCTGGGACTGGCGCTGACTCAATAGCCTGCAGGTCCCGCTCAAAAGTGATTGACACTTCAGGATCAAAGGCGGGATTTGTATATTCAAACTGTGCGAGGCGGGAAGGCTGACCCAGAAACTCGGGATATTGAATGGGCACCTGCTCAACGTATCTATTATAAAATCTTCTAGCTTGTGTAGCAAATTGCCCCAGTCTTTCAACAATAGGTGTACTACTTTGTGGTGTCTCTTCTATAGAAAACTGGGTAATATTGTTGAGGTCTTCTAACGGGATTTCGTCATATCCCACTGTATTACCCCCAAGTGTATTATCCACAAATATGTTCACATCTGGATTAGGGTGTAAGGTTGCAGTAATAACACTTAAATGGGAAGAATCCCCAGTAAAAGAGGAGTCTAAAGCGACCCTAACTGGCGGATCAATAGGCTGCACCTCGATCACTGCAGCTGATGTATCAGTTGATGTTGTTATTATAGGATGCCCACTACTATTAGTAACTTCTGATATGGGGTCAGGCAAAACATCTACTTCTCCAGGACCTAATGTGTCTGTCGGTCGTCCAATATCAACAATAGCTGGATCCACTACTGTTAGTTCAGGTATAATGGATGATGCATTAGGCTGTACAGTATCTATAGGTATAAATGCTCTGGGACCTAATGATTCTATAGGTATGGAAGGTCTTATAGGATATGTGCCACCTTGACCTGGTCGTGTAGGAGCATTTATTGGCCTGTACCCCAAGCTACCTCCAGATCCTTTGCCTGTCCCAATACCTAAACCCCCAAAATATAATATGCTGCTAAACCATTTTAACAAACGATCAGCCAATGTGTTCTGCTCTATTTTATTTCTTACATCTTCAGGGCAGTCACCAGTAGCACATGTTTTATACAAATCTTCTGGATTAGCGCGTTTCCTTCTTACTTTATACATACTCTTTATAATCTATTCAAATTACCAAATGATACAGAACATGTTTTTGGTACAGATACAGAACTTAGAAATAATGCTCGCTGCTCAGTATTGCTAAAAGCTACTAATATTCTACTGCTAAGCTTTCTTGTATCATGGTTCCGAACCCAACTAAAGACTGAAGTACTATCAAGACACAGATGACCAAATTTAAGCAGAAACCGTCGCCGCCAACATTTTAAAGCATTTGAACCACCTTGTACTATAATTATTGGGGGATCCCGAGCTTCTGCTTGAAGCCTTGCAAGTCTTGAGAGATGATGTTGATTAACTGATCGATGAGATTGTCCCACTTGTCCAGGAGACGGTGCAGCTCCGACGGTTGTGGTTGCTGTTGTTGTTCTTCTTCGTTTGTGGGAGGTTGATTCTCCTTCTCCTGATCCTCGTCTTCGTCGTCTAGAGTGAACAGTGGTCGTGGGAGATTCGGTGGTAGACTTGCTTTGAGATCTGCGAGGCGGACTGCGGACTTCCTCTGGGGTCTCGGAGTCGACGGCGGAGGGCCCGGCTTCCGACCCGGCAAAGGCCCTTGAGGAACTAGTAACAGGAGCAGAAATAATGGTTTTTTTAAATCTTACAGTCCATTGTCCTGAGCGTCCATATGTGGCTGCCTCTTTTTCAAATAAATTAAAATATGTTCTGTCCCCATTTGGTTCCTCAAAATATAAACCATTATAATCTACTTTCCCTTGTGTTTTATGCCATTTATCATCTGCATCCTGATAGTAAATAAAGTCCCAATTGGTATACGGAAACATGTTTTGTTCCTCATTATCAAACAAAACTTCAACTTGAAATGGTCCTTTTTTAAAGCAATTTTGTGGTTCTGTTAATATTAATTGTGAACTGGTGTCAGTTAAAGTCCATCTTTCATTTACAAACTCTGACTTTGCTAAACTCTTTAGTAATATACCAATATGAATAGCTTCCTTTGCTCTATATTGTGATACTTGTAAAGTAGGTGTTGGCTGTAATCCTAAACTTAAGTATCCTTCCTGGCGAGCATAATACAATAAAACATTTGATTTTCTTTCAAGGTCCCAATGTTTAATTTGAGATTGCAAGTCAGTGGGTCCCTCTTCATAAAGACTCATTATCTGATCTTGCAGTGCATCGAAACGAGCGGTCAACGTCTCTCGAGTCTCCATCTCCCTCTTCGTTTGTGGTTGTCAAATCTAACTGCTCACCAAACCTTCTAAAAAAACATTTCCAGGTAGCATCAGTTATTTGAAATAATGGTGCACCATCATCAGTAAAAGGCATCTTGTGTGGAAATTCTAAGCATAACAATCTACTATGTAAATACAACAGTGACGGTTCCTTTAACACATTAGTATTAGTAGTTATTAACATTCTAGGTAATTTTAATTGTGTAGGTGCTTTATGTTTAGAATCTAAACACATAGTATTGCCATCCAATGCATTTCTCATATTTTGATCTATATACTGCCATGCTCCAAATGTAGCATCATCTAACAGACCGAATTTGGTCTCCATTAAAGGCATGAGCCAAAACGGACTGGTTTTGTTCATATAACTAATAACTTTACCTTCTACAAAATGCAAAAGTGAGAATGAGAAATATGACTTTCCAGTATCTGGATCTCCGTGAATGACTAATGTGTTCTTTTTTGGTAGACCTTTTAACCACGTTTTTAACGTTATTAGAAAGTGAACAAACGGTATATTTTGATGTTTCATAAATAATGCTATAGGTTTCCAATCTGCATCAATCTTACATTTGTCACAACACTTTTCTATCCAATCTGCAATACTCATTTCTCTTAATTCTTGTCTTTTATACAATCTAACCATTTGTGCACAATCTCTAACATACCTAACTTGACAGTTGCTGTTTAAAAATGCTTGGGCATTTGCATCTTCATCTGCTAATTGGGCGTATTTATACGCAATCTCAGGCTCATCATAAATTTCATTATCGTATGCCCATTGTACCATAACTGATAAAGAAAAATTTTCAGCTGCATTTGCAGATTGATGACTTACAATAGTTAATTTTGCAACCCAATCTGGAAACTGTCCATACATATAAGAAGCATTAGCAATTGACTTTTTATAGAAAAATAAAGCGGCTGCTACACTTCTATTTCTTGGTGGATCACTATGTAACTGATAATCCTGGACATTTAATATTGTACAAAACAATTTATGTACTGTTTCCCTGTTTTTTGCGCTTTTAAATTGCAATAAATACAATCCACTAAATCCAGATATTATAAGCTGAAAAAACTCACAATGTTGTTGTAATACAATTTTAGAACCTTGAATAACTTCCTCAGCAGCACTATATACAAACAGAACCCAATTTACATTACATGATTTATCGCTTTTAAAAGCCCTGGTTAATTCAGAAAAGCTAACACAGAACATTTCTTTAAATTTGGCAAGTAAGACATGCTTTCTGCTAGCTGTGTGCAACAGTTCCAGGTTGAGACAACCGCCATTTTCCTTTACAGTTTCTACAGTCTCTACAGCAGCTTCATCTACCTTTTCAAAAGAATTTTCAGCTTCATCGTCCACTACTCCACTGTCCTCAAACTGTAATCTCCGTTTGCTGCTGTTCTTTTTAGGTGTTATGCACACAGCTTGTAGTTTAGGACTGAGCTCTGCAACAGTTTGCTGCGGGCTTTTAATAAACTTTCGTTTTAGAGTCTGTATTGCAAAGTCACATTCATCTGCTATTTGAGAGTTGTAAAGTGCCAGAGTGTTCACCTGATCCTCTGCATTACTTGCAATATCATCATCTATCAAATTGGAAATCCCCGAACCATCAGTACTGTTTTCAAATAAGTCATCCAAAGCATTCAATTCATCCACACATTCTGCTTCATGCACTAAATACCAATCTCCACTTATCTTTAAGTTTTCTGTACCTTTAGGAGGTTCTCCCATGTTGAGATGTTCCCCTTGAACAGCGAGGACACAAAAAGGAAAGCTGACCAAGCAATAGCTGTTGAACCAAAATTATAGCAGACCCAGTAGCATAAACTACAACGCGAATGCGACAATGACAATGGTTACAACAGGTGTCTATGCTGTACAAATCACGCTCCTCCTCCGGTTCCGAATCTGGTGACAATGATTCGCTGCATAAAAGATTGTCTGGTAACACCAGCTCTTCTAAATCTATATCTATATCTCTTAAAGTAGGTCTTTCTCCAATCATTCTTTATAAATACAATTGCGGCACAAACCACGCCAATTTCCTCTCACCAAGCAATATGAAATACTTTTAAATTTGATATCAATCTTTTCAGCAAGATCCAGCAATGATAAACAATATAAACAGCGAACACAAATATCTTTCAAAGGCTTTCCAGTTAAATATTCAATAGCAGCACTAGATACAAGACACTGAAAATATTTTTCTTTTTCAAATCTTGCAGACAATTCTATGCATTTAATACAACACGCATAAACACGACCCCTTTTCCAAACTAAGCTAAGTTTTTTCATATAAAAGCTAGCAAGCTCCTGAGGATTAAGTATAATATCACAAAAAATACAAGGCAAGCGTAAATCAAAAAAGTTAATCTTATAA